ATAAAAAGTATAAAAAGTATAAAAAGTATAAAAAGTATAAAAAGTATAAAAAGTATAAAAAGTATAAAAAGTATAAAAAGTATAAAAAGTATAAAAAGTATAAAAAGTATAAAATAGGACCTTCGGGTCCTTAATTTAATTTAAATACTTTATTCCAAACGGTTTGAATAGCTTCTCTAGTAGGAAAAATAATTTGTTCTCCCTCTACATATTTATATTTATCAGCTAAAACTTTTGATAATAGTAGTTGTATTAGTTGGTATTTATATTTATCCAAGTCATCATTCTTAAGTTTTTGTAATTCTATATCATTGAATATAACATTACCATATACTTGAATATCTTTTAACTCTTGTATAAAACTATCTAGTTTATCAGTTTGTGCATTCAAAAACATCTCTTTAGACGAAAGTTGTTTCATAATATTATAAAAGAATGATATCTGACCTAACAATATATCTTTTGAAGACGGTGTTACGGGAGTAACTACTTCATCCATTTGTTTACCTGTAGATATAGTATTATATATTTTATACTTTTCTTCAATATCCTTGATTATAATTTCAGATAATGGTTTTCCTGTATACGGATTTTCTGCAGGTTTTGGAGGTTGTCTTTTCTTAAATGATTTTAATAATTTAAATAATGTCCGTATATCTTCACAATAAGTAGTTCCATTTTCTTGATACATGTAAAAATTTTCTGGATAAATATCTTGAATATCATTACCATCTAGGTTATCAGAATTCACGCATTTTGTAATATTATTTTGTTTATTATCTGATAATTTTTTTTCATATACATCTAATCTTTCACATACGTCATCTACATCTATTTCTTCAATACGAAGTAAATCTTTATATTTTTGAACTTCGTATCTATCACGTGTCTGGCATGCTTCTTTCCAATTAAATCTATTATCAGACGTATATCTAGTTATATATTTATAATATCTAGGATTCATATCTATATTATTATCTATTATATGTTCACTTAATAATCTTAAAATTGTGGAGTTATTTAATTCTAATGCAATTTGATAAGCATTTTTATGCTCTGTAGTTTCAAATGTTAAGTTAGCATTATTTTCTAGTAAAATTTTAACGTTTGTATCATTTTCATCCTTAATAGCCCATATTAATGGAGTTTCTCCGTTAAGAGATTGATTATTAATATTAGCACCTTTCTTTATTAAGTATTCAATATCAGTTGAAGATTTAGATGCGTACATAAAAAAAGTTTCACCATATTTGTTTTTATAATTGATATCTCCGCCATTATCTAATAAATATTTAATAATATTATCTGCAAAATTTACAAATAAAGTTAATGCCGTTTCTCCTTCATTATTTTCGTGATTTATGAATGTAGATTTTGAACCATTCACATTATTTACTAAACATTTTACTATTTCTATATTTGTATAAGGGTTTTTAGCACTTACAATTAAAGAGGTATCACCTGTATCTGGATGAATATTTTCTACCTTTGCACCTAGTTCTATAAGAAACTCTATTTTTTTAACATCTGAGGAATAAATATACATTAATTCAGTTAATACATCCTGATCACCTTCCATTAAAATACCAAAAGGATGCTGCCCGATATAACTAATTAACCACTTAATAATCTCTAAATCGTAATCACTAAATGTTTGTAAAAATTGCTCAAAAATAATTTTCATTGTATCTAAAAGTAATTCTTGATTATCATATATTAAATCAAAATTTTCATGTTCAACAAGTAATTTGACTATATTCAACTTTCTTCCGTGAAATGCTTGTTCTAACCCCATAACAAGACTTTCTACATTACAACTAGGTAGTAAAATTTTAATAATATCTACATTATTCTTAGATATGGCATAAACTAATGGTGTTAGACCCTGATTGTCTCCTATATTAACATCTGCATTATATCTTATAAGTAATTTTGTTATTTCAACTAAATTTTGGAAAGATGATATATGAAGAGCTGTTAAATTAGAACTTGTTAATACATCAGGTTCAGCATCTTTTTCTAATAGATAATTAACAATTTCTACATCTTTCCGATTAACTGCTTTAATAAGAGGAGTTTCTTTATTGTTATTTTGTAAATTAATTAAAGCATCATGTTTGATAAGTAATTTAACTAAATCTAGATTTTTTAAACCAATAACAAAATGTAAGAGTGTTTCTCCATTATTATAACCTTGTGTATCTTGTAGGTTTGCGTCTAATCCATATTCTAATAACAATTGTAAAATCTCAGGACCATTTTTAGTGTTAATTACATTTGTAATAGTAGTGTAGGTATTTACATATGGATGTTTTATATTAGGGTTTGCACCTGCTTCTAATGATTCTTTTATGTCTTGACTAGATGGATTGTCTAATTGTAAATTTTCAATCAAGTTCATATTGAGTTTCTGTTGTTCCGGAGTGGTTGTTTCAATATTAGGTAGTGGTTCATAAAATGATTGGTTGCGTTTTAAACTACCCCCGCCACGTTTAATAGATGAACATTTCCTCATCATTCTAATATTATCTGATAAAAAAAGTATATTTATTATAATTAAAATAAGACAAATTAAAATATTTTTTATATTGTATTATTATAATTATGGAAACAATAGCATTAGTTGGATTAATAACAGCTGCAGGCTATTATCTACAAGATAAAACGCCCCGCTCTCAAGAAAATATTCGAAATCTCAATGAAAAAGACCCTGAGATTACTAAAATGTCTGAATTAGAAAAACCAAACTCTTTAAACATTTATAATTCAGATAAAGTAAACGCATCTAATGATGAAGTGTTAGACCGTTCTTTACAAAATTATAAAGATGCTGAGAAGCCGGCATTTACAGGTATTTTACCACCAATTTACAATAGTTATAGTTCTATAGGTAATGATACAATTCTAAATCTCAATTTAAAAGAATCTTCATCTTCTGACTTGGCTAAAATAGATGATAATAATAGACGTGATAATATATTCAAAGTCCAAACTAGAAAAGTACAAGATAGACCTATGTTTAATCCATCAAACTTAGATGTTAATGATAATGAACAGCGTTTCTCTAACTTTGGTGCTGGTGCATTTACTGGTCAAAATGTAAGTTTATTAACTGGTCAACCTATTGAACGTGAGCATTCTAATATGGTACCATTCTTTGGAAGTAATATTAAACAAAATATTGAAACATTTACCAATGTATCTACATTAGACCATTTTACAGGTAATACATCTACATATATTCACAAACAAGAAGTAGGTCCACGTTTTGAACCAATGCAGCAAGATATTTCAGGAACACCTTTATTAACGGATAATATTGATACTTCTAGATTTATTCCATCGGCTTTTAGACAGGGAGAAAAACCATTTTATGAAGAACGTATTGCTGCACCTATTTCTGGAACTCTGGATAATCCTTTAAGTAAAAATTTCCAACCTAGTATTGATCAATTACGTATTGCTAGTAAGGCCCAAGTTAGTTATGAGGGGAGAACAAAGGCTGGTCAAATTGGTTCTGTTCGTGCGCCTACAACTCCTGTAGCTAAAAATAGAGTTGATACTCATTATAGTCTTGGACCAGAACGAATGTTTACAAGTACAGGTGCTGTTATTGCAAATAAACAACGGGATAACTTGGATAACTTGGCGCCAACATCTAGACAAGACCAAAATCTAGAATATTATGGAGCTAGAGTTGCTAAAGAATCATTGGCATCAGGGCCTAGATTAAAAGGGTTAGATAATACAGATGAACTGGATTTTTCGTCTGTTTTCCAAGCTCCTAAACGTACACAATTACGTTCAGATACGGAAAGAAATAGAGGTAGTCAAATTCCTAGTGTAAATGACTATGGTAAAGATAGTTATAATTTACCAGAATTAGAAAGAGAAACTACAAATGAATATCAAACTCTTAATGTCAATAGAAGTGGTACTGGTCAGAAATTATCTTTACCAGATAAGGCCAAAGTCACAGTCAAAGAAACATTGGTTGGTAAACGTGATAACTCTGGTAATATTAGACGTGCAGTTCAAAGAGATAAAAATACAGGTATGACAGATTATTCTTTGAAAACGACCAACAAAGAAACTCTTATTTATAAAGACTATAGGGGTCAAGCTAATAAAAAAGACCAAGTTGGTTATAATATTGCTAAATATACTGCTAAAACTACAAATAAGGAAATGACATCCGATAATGCATATAGTGGTAATGCAGATGCTTCACATAAAACAAATATGGTACGTTCTACATTCGAAGACCCTCAAAAAGTCAGAAATGCCGTTCATGTTAAAAATTATCGTGGTGCTGGTAAGGCACATACTCAAACTGCTGAAAATAGAACAAAATATAACAATGCTGAAATTACCGAAAAGAAGGAAATTATTTTAAAGGGTACTAGACCAAGTGGGCGTAAATCTACTTTAGGTTCTATTTCAGGAGGAGTTGGAGCTATGGGTGAAATTAAATCTACACCAAATATGTTATTAAAAGAGAGAGCTAAAGACCGTGTTGAAAATGTAAATACTCAACAAGTTATTCCTTCAAAAGAAATTATTGGTTATCAACAACCTATCTTCCATAAATATGGCGAAGTTGAAAATAGTCGTATTGATGGTAGATTGGCACAACAACAATTAAGTAAGAATCCATTTTACAATTTAGATTAAAATTAAGAGCGATAAAGCAATTGTGACGTAATCAAGCATTCATTTAGTTTGAATAAAAATTAATTGATTTAAATTTTATTCAGAAAGAGAATTAATATTTTTTTTATTTACATTTAATATTAGATTAAATGAGTAAAAATGTGCATTTTGACTTGTCACAGAATATAGTTTATATAACTTATTCGCGTCAAGAATATGACAGGTCATGTATTGACCATGTTCTGTATAGACGTGCATATAGACGTATATCTGATGAAGAAATGAACGCTATTTATGTAAATTTAGATTTATATAAATTATACGAAATGCCTGTTCATAAAAGTAGTTTTAAAAATAATCTTTATCATGTAAAAAAGGTACTTGTTAATTCTTAAATTAATGTTACTAATTTTTGACCAATTGTAAATCCAGCACCTAATTTAGCGCCAAAACCTACAGGTGCAGTGAATTGGTCTAATATAAACATAGTGAACGCTGCTGTAATAGAGATTAGAAATATTTCATTAAAAGTTGGTTTTCGTAAACTTGTTTTATACATTAAAGGAACATAATATGCAGCTATTGCTATAGCTAAACCTTGTAAAATATATTTAGATGCTAATTGTAAAGCCTCATTCATATTTATTTTATTGTTTTCACTCATATTACTATTTAACAATAAAATAAAATTTTATTAAAATAATTTTATTTATTCAAAATAAACTGGTCAATTTTATTTATTCAAATAAACTGGTCAATTTTATTTATTCAAATAAACTGTCATGTTTGCCCTCTGTATAATTATTATTAATATATGAATTAACTGCATTGCTTGAATTTAATTTAACTCTTAAAGAAGAATGAGTTTCACGAAGATTATGTAATTGTTTATCAAGTGTATTGTGAACTGATGGGGAGTTTTCTTTATCAATTAAAGAAAGTGTAGATTCTAATTCTTTAATTTCATCCTCTAGTGATTTTAATTTTCCTAATGTATCAACAATATCATCTTGTGCAGACTCTTCTTCAATCTCTTGCATAATTTCATTTCTAATTTCTTCAATAGTTAATTGTTTTTCTTCTGGAATTTTGGGTTCAACATTATTTTCAATAGCACTTCTTAGTTCAGCATCTGCTAAATCACGTTCTTCTGGTGTATATGCATCAAATTTTTCACGAGCTAGTTTTAAATCTTCTTTTAGACTTTCTAATCTTTCTGCATCTTCTTTTAGCTTATTTTCGAAAGTTTGAATTCGTTGAAGCACCGCAATAGGGTGTTCTTTCTTACTAGCTAACTCACGTTGACCGTCAGCCTTACCTTCTCGAATAGCTTCTTTCATCATTTCTTGTTTACGATGATGCCAGTGTTCATTAGCCTTTTCTTTGTTTTCAAGATAGTTTTTAATAAGGTCATTTAACTGTTGATTTTCATATTCGACATTAGAAACATCATATGGTTCAACTGCAAGAGGGAAAAACTTACCAACATCAACTGTATAAATATCATAATCTTTATCTAGTTTCATGATACGTTTTGTTAAAGCCTTTGCAGATTCTAAAGAGTCTGCAACGCCACGAATTTTTAAACCCCATACATCACACTTTTGTCTCATATGAGGACCAACAATACTAATCAGTGCATATTTCTGACTTGGTACTGGTGGATCTTCCACTAAATAATCGATAGATTTACCTTTACCTTTAGACATACTATATATATAATTCTGTTTTAAAATAATTTAGAAAGTTTAACGCAAAATATGTTAATTACGTTAATTTTCTAATTTCTTTTTAACTACTTAGAATATATTCTAACATGACTTTATTTAAGAAAAATAACCAAGTTACAGAGCTCTTAAATAAGTTTAATAATCTCGAAAACAAAATTGATATTTTAGATAATAAGTTTGAATCATTTAAATATATGGATGGATGTTGTGATTGTCAGACACGTGAAAATAAGATTTACAATGATTTAAAAGAATATTTAGATGACAAATTATTAGAATTAAAAAATTCAATACTCGAAAGTGTAAATAAAAGTATAGTACATCAAGATAATAATTATGACACTTCTAGTGATTCTTCTGATGATAATTTACATTATTTAGAATGTTTAGAAAGTAAATTACGATTAGCTATAGAAGAGATTTATAATAAAAATAGAATTGAATTATTAGAAACATTAAAAAAATGTTGTGAAACTCACAATACTCATAACAAAACTGATATTTTTAATTTATTCAATAATATGCATCAAACTTTAGGAGGCATGTTAGTCCAATTACAAAATGATGTTAAAACAAACTTGAATGAAAAGGATTTATCTTTAAGAACAGACTTACAGACATTTTTTATCGGTGTTCAAAAAGATTTATCATCTAATATGAATAGTCAAACAAGTACTTATATTAATCATTTATTAGATGTTAATAACCAATTAACTAAACATGTAAAAGAGTTAGAAGAATTAACACTTAATATTGATAAAAATGTAAAATCCTTTTATTTTGAAAATGAAATAGTAAAACATCAACTTCAATTATCTGAAGAAATTAGAAACTATAGTAACGAAATTGTAAGTTTACGGGAATTAGCAATTAATACGAAATCTAAAATTGATGATTTACTTGATAAATATGATTTTGAATAAATATAAATAAATAATTAGTTAAGTCTTAATTAAACATTGAGTAAATTTAATTAAGATTTAAATACTTGGATAAAACTTCCATGGAGTTTTGGGGTCTGTTTTTGCAAGTTCTTCGACAATTTTCTTAAATGTTTGGTCTTGTTGTCGAAGTTTATCTGGACTTTTAAGAAGGAAGAAGTATTTACTAAATTCAGGAAGACCAAGAATAAGAAAGAAGTGATGAAGTAGATAACTGTATGACAACATATTTTTACGACTGGGGTCCTTATATTTTTCAAATGGACTTTGAATTTGTTGAAACATTTCTTTAATTTTTGTTTCAACTTCTTGAGTAAGAACAAATGGAGGTCGTTTATTAATTCTATTAATAATTGAGATAACATTATCATAATAATCGTTTAAGTCAAGTTTCTTGAGATATTTCTTTACTTGAGCTTCTGTTAATGTGCTTAAATCTTTTACTCTTTGTTTATGAGCTTCTAAAATAACTTTGTCTAATATATCTTGAGGAATTTCCTTATGTTCTTTAGCCTGGAAACGTCTCAACCAATCTTCTAAATGTGTTTCTTTTTGGTATGTAAACTGTGGTCTATAATCCATTTCTTGAAGCTCTTTATATCCAAGTTCATCAGAGATTTGTATCATAGGTTTACTCATTCCGCAATCATAACAAACTGCAAAACCATCACTTGGAATTAATACACTATCACAATTTTCACAATAAATATCTGAACGATTACATGCAGCCTTTCTAAATGATATATAATTTGGGTCTACAATCTTCATATAATCATCTACAATATCATTTTTAAGTTTATTTATTTTATATAATTCTTGTTCTACATTTTCATCCTTTGTCATTAATTCCTTTTCTTGTTCATCTAATAAAATGTAATCATTGATAAGATTACATGTACTTAATATATAATCTGTTTCTAAGTTACCCGATTGAATATAATCTATTTCTTTTTGTAGATTCTTATTATGTTCTTCTAATCTTACAATTTTAAGTGCATTATCAGCATTTAAATAACCAAACCCTTTATTGTTAACTCTTTTTAAAGCTACTTCTTTATTTAGAACATCTATTTCTTCTAAATTCTTATTAATTAAACTTCTTAATTCTTTAAGTTTTTTGTCTTTTGATGCTTTAGTAAATTCATTCATTTTTTCATCATGAATTTTTAATATAGAATTTTGCATTTTTGATGATTTGTGATGAGAAGTCTTCCGCTTCGAATTATTTTCTTTATCATTGTCTTTTTTTTTCCTCATAATGAAAATAATAATGAGTTATGTTTAAATGGTACTGATATTTATAACTATTTTAGTTTTATAAAATTAACGTATTTTAAACGCGTTATTAAACAACAAATAAATAAAATATTATCCTTGTTTATATTAGATGACTCATAAGAAAATCATTTTGAATTTCATTTATAAGTTTTTATGTATTCTCAAAGCCGCAGCAGATGGATGGATTGTAAAATATATAGGAGGGAATCAATTCGAATTTATATCATATAGAAATATAGATATTAAAGAATTTTTTGCTAAATATACAAATGAATTGCCTTCTATTATTACTAAAATATAAGTGTAAAAATAATCAAAAATATAAATACATAGAATTTGTATTTTCTTCTAAAATACCATGACCTTGTAATGTAATTCTTGGTGATGCATTATTCTCAAATCTTACAATCGAATGAGGTATATTACCTGAATGAAAATATATAAATCCAGGTTTATATTTTATGATACGAGGTTTTAACTTATCTAAAATATCTCTATCTGGTCTAATTTTTTTAGCCATATATTCATCAGATAAATTATTATCATATTCATATAACCCAGAATTTTCATTAGATGTAGATAAACTTAATGTAAAAGAAAATGTAACCTTGTCATTATACGTATTGTCTTTTGTATTAAATACATTTTTATATTGTTTATCTCTATGAACAACTTCTGTATAGTTATCTGATGAATACATTATATGAAATCCAGGATTACCATGTTTAGTACTATATTTCACATTATATCTTGGAAATATTTCTTTGACAAAAGAACATATAATATCTTTAATATCTTGAAAATAAGTATCTAATACATTATTATAATGTATATATAATTGTTGATACTTATTATAATCTAAAAATGTATAACTACAAATAGGAACGCCTATGGTAAAAGTTTTAACATACACAGGATGTTTTAACCATAAATGTTTTAACGATATTATTCTACTTACTAATGCTTGACACTGTTCATGTGATAATAGTTGTTTTGATAATATAGTTTTATTTAAATTTATATGTGACATAATATATTTACACATATATATTTTAAAATTATGATACGCGTAATATATCAAATAATTTAAAAACAATTTATTTTAATTATGTAATGAAGATTTCTCTATTCTTAAATAAAATATTTACCTCATCATTTTTATTACGGCGACCTTATACATCTATACAAAGTCATACAGGACCTATATTTGAATTAGATTTACCTGACCATTTTTCACAATCAGGTAATAATGATTTACCAATTAATTATGATACAATTAAAAACATGATGTTAATGAGTTATGATGCGTATTTAGAACCAAATGATTCTAAATGGGAACAAGTTGATTATAATTTAACAAGTGATATATCAGTAAATGCAAATGATATTAGAGGGTATTTGTTTTCAGATGAAAGTAAAACTCATAATGTCGTAGCTATAAAAGGTACTACTATTAGTTTTTTACCAATGTTTCTAAGTATTTTTAATTCAACTGTACCTAATGATAAATTTAATGATAATATGTTTTTTAGTTGTTGTTTTTATAAAGAAAGCAAACTATTTAAAGAATACTGCGAAGATGATAAAGACTCATCTAAATATGAATGTAAAAAAAATTGTTATAAAGATTCACTTAATATTGAAAAAAATTATATAACAATGTTACCTACTATTATTGAAAATATTAAAAAGGAAATAGATTTTGATAATTCAAATGTATATTTTACAGGACATTCATTAGGTGGATTTTTATCTGTTTTATTAGGTCTAGAATATGACAAGCAAGTTATTACATTTGATAGTCCAGGTGGTAAGCATTATTTAGATTTAGTAGGTGTCAATTATGAAGGTAAAGATAAAAGAATATATCATTTTGGTCATAATGCAGATAGTATTATGCATGGTCATTGTGGAACTTTATGTTGGACATGGGGGTATAATGTAGAAACAAAATGTAGAATAGGAAATTCTTGTATATATGATTCAAAAGCTAAATTAGGTTTATCTGATTCAATTCGAACACATCAATTAAGTTATTTGATAAATGATATTTTACCACATTGGGAAAATGATTTACCACAATGTATATACAATGATGCATGTGATGAAAATTGTAAAAAATGGTCTTTTATATAAAATTTTTTTATTTATTATAAGTATATAATAATAAATGGGTCAAGGTGCTCCAGGTCAAGCTGGTATAGATGGTCAAGATGGACAACCAGGTCCTCAAGGCCCTCAAGGTCCTCAAGGTCCTCAAGGTCCTCAAGGTCCTAAAGGTGATAGTGGTTCAATAGGTTGGAATGATTTTAATGAACAACAAAGACTTGATGTTATTAACAAATTAAAGGTTTACCCAGAATTTAAAGGAAGCAAGGGTGATAAAGGTGATAAAGGTGACAAAGGTGATAAAGGTGATACTGGTGCTGGATTTGATAGTGAACCAAGCAAAAACTTTTTAAAAGGTAGTGTTATGTGGTGTGCTGATGGCGAATTATGTAAACTTCCAGCAAATAAGAAAGGGTTAGATTGGGGTTATGGTGGTAGTAAAATCCATGATGATGCGCAACTTAAAATCGAATCAGATGACAACATCTTTTTACGAACTGGAAATAAAGATAAAATTCACATTGGGCCATCGCATATACAATTGTATGATGGAGCTACACATGTTCGTGTAGATGATGAGTGGGGTGGTTTATCTGTTAAAAATCCTCAAGGAAATTGGACACACTTTGGACATAAACATGGAGGTAGAAATAACTGGATTCGTGGAGATACACAAGTAGATGGTCTTTTACATGTTCCAAATGGTGTCGCTGGTGATATGCGGGTTCAAGGTACGAATATTTTTGTAGGAGGTGCACAAGATAAAAATAGATGGATTCTTCATGCTCCAAATGATGACAGAAGAGGTTTATGGTTTGCCCCTGGAAATGGAAGTGATAACTGGGATTGGGGTAAGGCAACGTATATGCTAAGTAATGGTGTATTAGGTCTTGGTCACGGATGGACACTCGATGCTACGGATGGTCACTTAAGATTTAAGAAGGGGGGTGATCAAAAATTCGTAGTACATGAAGATGGTAATGTTTGGAGTAAATCACAAGGCTGGTTATCTGGTGATGCTCCTACTTATGAATTTAGAACTCAAAATGGAAGATGTCTTGATGGTGGAAGTAATGGTCAAGGTTGTGATTGGAATAATGAATGGAGAAGATTTAGTATTGTTAGAACACCTCATGGTCGTAAAAATTAATCTTGATAAACTTAAAATTGAAAAATTTATAAATTATGTATTTATAAATTTAGTTATATATGTCTATTCAACAATTACTTTTATTATTAAATAATGTAGAGAAAGATAACTCTATAAAGGTTAATAATTATTTAGATAGTAGTATTCCAATTGTTAATGAAATTGTAAATTTAGCAGATAATATACTTATTACAAACAACGGTCAATGTAACTGGAAAAATATTTCTATTTTAGAAAATCATAATTTTAATATTTTTCCTATTGAAGTTGACTCTTTTGGATGGTTAGTTGCAGGTATACAAACAAGTAAAGGTGTTATTATTTACGGATAAATTACAATTCTACATTGAAAAATGTTTCCAATGATTTTTTAAAATTTACTCTGAACCCATAACTGAATGCACGTGGCCTTTTTTCTAAAATATAACTAATAATTTTTTTCATTAGTTTAGATTTATCTGTCCTATTTTCTAAATTATCAAACTTCATTATATCATTATCTATAAGGACAAATAATATAGCAGCTACAACTGATGCTGAACGTTGAGCTCCAGCATGACAATGAATTAATATATTTTTATGTTCAGATAGCAATTTTTTAAGAATAAATGGTATAACTGTATGATAATATTGTTCCATAATATAGATATCATGGTCTAATAATGAATCATATACAGGAATACGGAAGGTTTCTAATTTATTTAATCCGTGTTGAGCTGGGTCAAGAATATCATATACATATGGTAAATCAACTGAACAATTAATAATTACAGATATGTTATTGTCTTTTAAAAAGACAGGGTCAAGCGCTGATTTGTAATTACCAAGCCATAATGTACCAGATTTATTATTTTCAGGAATAATATTATTTACATTTTCGAAAAGACTATTGATATAAGGCATCATCATTCTCTATTATATATCATTAAAAAAAGTTTATCTTTTCTTCATTTAATTAAAAATTAAATTTAAATTTAATTTACTATTATATAATAGATATGTCTAGTAAAAAAATAGCAACAAGTTCTATAGGTTATCGTATTGTTAAAAAGGAATCATCAGATGATTGTTCATCTACAGCTGATGACTATGATAGTGACGGTTATTCTTCAGAAGGAGGTGGTAAATATAGATTTACTTCTATTGTAGAATCTGGGTATAAAAAACCTAAAGATGGGAGTAAACAAGACAATATGACAAAGGAACAAATTCGTGAAAAATTACAAGGATATAGAGCTCTTAAGACTATGCAAGAAAAAAGGTATTTATTGAATCTAAAACCGTTTAAAGTATGGATTCGATATTTTAATACACAAACAAAAGAATTTAGAGTAGGTGGATTATTAAAGTTAGTTGACCCAGAAATGAGATATATTATGTTAGTTAATACTAATAAAAATTTAACATGGTCTGTACAATTAAAAGACAATATCATTTTTGTTCCTAAAAATATAGAAGAAAAAGAGCAAGAAAGAGAAAAAGAAAAATTAACCAAAGAAAAATTATACAAATTATATAAAGAAGGCAAATTATCTAAACGGTAATTAAAAATTTTTTTTCTATATTAATTATAGACACTATTATAATTAATATGTCTTTGACAGGTACAACTCATGGAAATATGCGACATAGTGAAATAAAGCCTCAAATTTTGCACAATAGACCAATGACTCAAGAAATTAAATTATCTGGTACAGGATGCAGTATGGCATCTCATATGTTAACATCAGATGAACCTCGTATTGAATTATTAAGTCATTATAGATATGGTGGTTATGGTTATAACCATTTATATCCACGTTATCCACTTGGTTTTGGATATGGATATCCTTATCCATATTATAGAAGAGGATGTGGATATAACTATGGTCCGTATTCGTGGTTTTATTAATTTTTAGACCTTTTATTCCAATATTCATCTCCATATGTAACAAATATTTCTTCATTAGGATATATATCTTTAATTGCCTTTATTAACATATTATCAACATCTATAAATTCCCATGCAGCATTATTATCATCTGAATGATTATATAATGAACCAAAACCTAACATGACACTACATTTAGTGTCATATATTTCATTGTTTTTATTTGTAAATCTAGACGGCATTGTTATCACATAATCTTTTAATTTACTTTTTCTTATATTATTTAATGATATATAAGATATTAATGGGACAATTTCAATAATTTCTCCTTTTTTAATATATTTAGTAGAAAATACCCCTCTATTATGTATTTTAGATTTACGAATTTCTATATGAGATTTAGTTAATTCACGTGTAGCTACCAACACTCCTAACATTAAAAACACACTTATAATAAAAAAAATGATAATTAATAACATGTACATTACTAATAGTAAATATATTTAAAATTAATATATAATAAATTATTATGAATAAAAGATTGTTAAAAGAAATTCGGCAACTAATTATAGAACAAAATAAAAAACCATTATTAGAAAATGATTATCTAGTTGCATTTGACGAAGTAAACATGAATAAAGTTCAAGCAATTATTAAATGTCCATATGATTCAGTATATAGACATAAATTTATACGTCTAAATTTTGATTTACCAGAAGATTACCCACATTCTCCACCTAAAGTAACGTTTGTTAATTATGATGGTGTTAGAATTCATCCAAATATGTATGAAGATGGTAAATGTTGTAGTACTATTTTAAATACATGGCCAAGTGATAATGAAAAATGGACAAGTTCAATGGGTATTGAAACTATTTTATTAACATTTCATAGTTTTTTTGATAATAATCCCTATACATATGAACCAGGTGGTAGAGATGACCCTAGTTATACAGAATATGTATTATATCAATCATGGAAAACATGTTTATTAAGATATATACAAGATTACTCACAACCTCAAATATTTACTACATTTATTCACAATTATTTAATGGTTTATGTAGAAGATATTTTTAATGAATTAGTAACACTTTTAGAAGAATATCCATATGGTTCTCGATATACAAGATGTTTTGAAATAGATAATTATATAATTAATTATGAAAACATAATACATAGATTAGAACAACATTATCAGTATATAGATTACAAGGACAATTTTGCAAGTGAAGATGAAGACATAGATTATAATTCATTTATCACTAAAGACTATAAATGTAATATATGCTTTGATACAGGTGAACTTTGTAATGAAATTATTACTCTTGCATGTAAACATTCTTTTCATATAAAATGTTTGGATATACATACTTCAAATAATGGAAATATATGTTCTTTATGTAGAAGAGATATAAATACAGATGATTTAAATATTATAAAGAATAAATGTAAATCATTAAAAAGAAATTTAGAAGATTGGATAATAAATCCAGAAACAAAAAGACGTGTTAAAGTAGGTAGTAGAACATATTTAAGATTAATTGACGAAGGAATTATAAAAGTTAATGAAATTTAAATTTTAAAAAGTTAACTTATTTTTTATTAGCACTGATATTCAATTTCATTTGAATATTATTGAGTATATCATTTTGTAATACAGAACTTAATGCTTTTTTAACGGCACCTTTATTTAATTCTTTTCTTAGTTGTTTAATAGCATCTTCATATAATGAATAATCAAATTCTTCATCTTCTTTATATCTTTGTAAGAATTGTTTTAATTTTGTTTTTAATGTATTTAACATAGGGTCTGATAATAATTCGCAAGTATCTTTTAACCCTTTAATAACTGTAACTGTATTACCTTCAGTATCTTCTATAAAACAATTATATGTAGGTGGCTTCTTTTTAATATATTTAACAGCATGATTTTCTGGATGTTCTTGGTCACAAATAACATCTTTTATGTAATCAGTTAATAATAAATTTAATTTTTCTGGATTTTTATGTGTATTATCATCATCATACTTTTCTATTAAGTTCTTCATCTTTTCTGGTTCAATGTGAGATATATCTAACTTAGTTATAGGGTTAATTTCTATTTTAACATTTATATATGTATTATTTTCACCACCGATAATAGACTGATTAATATTTTGACTAGAAGACACAACTTTTAAACTTTCAATATATTCATGCAATTTATATAAATTATCTAATAAATCTGATTTACAACGTCTTTCATTTAAATGAACTTGTAAAGACTGTTTTTTCTTAAATTCATTGTTACATAAATTACACTTAAATATCATTATTATATCTTACTAATAATTTAATTTTATCCAAATTACGCAAACTTTTAGTAGTAAAATTTTAAAATGTAATAATAAATCTTATTTTTACGCATTCGTTTTTAAATATTTTATAAAACATCTAAAAATATTTTGAGTAATTACGCAAGCTTTTAGTAGTAAATTTTCAAACATTTTAATAAAAATACATAATTATCGATTCAAAAATAAGATTTTATAAAAATGTTTAAAATATTTTTGAGTAAGAGAGGGAGGTTTTTTTTGGTTATTTTTGATTTTTCGAACCCCCGAATAAAAAAAAACAGTTTTGATCTTAAATTTGTCAAAAAATTTTGAAATTGGAGGGTCTGAAAATCAAAAATAACCAAAAAAAACCTCCCTCCCTTACGCAAAAAATTATTACTAAAATATCATATTTTTACATAATTCTTTAAAAACATCGTTTAATTTTCTTATTTTTATAAAATATTGTAAAAATAATTTTGGGTAAACAATCAAATTATTTAAATGTATTATACAAATTCCTAAGTTCGTCTTCGTCAGAGTCATATAAATTAAATTCACTTTCTGTGTCGTCAAAAGTGTCACTGTCTAAACTACTTTCTATATCAACATTATTATCACGCAAGTTAGTTGTATCTATAAATGGTTTTTCTTTTTTTGTATTAGTATCTGCTGTATTAGTATCTTTATCATTTAAATTATTTTGATTCATTTCGTTGAATAATAAAGACAAAGGACTTAATTCTTTGTGTGTCTTTATTTTTTTATCATCAAAGATGTCATCAGAGTCAGATAGTTTTCTTTTTGTTGGGATAATTTCTTCTTCTGTACTATGATAAGAATCAGTATCAGAATCTGCTTCATATGCAAAATCTTCCATAAATTCATTCACTGTTTTAAAGAAAATATCATTAAAATATGGAAATTTATGATAAGAGATTAATTCTTCAAATATTTGATTAATAAGATTTTTATTCTTTTCACTTGTTAATTCTAATAAGTATTGTTCTGTTAAGGATTTAATTCTATTAGATATATGTATTTTTTCATCAGAAGATAAGTTTAATTGATATTTAAAATTAGGTCTTGTTTTTGTATGAATATTGTATGTAGTTTGTTCAAGTAAAGAAATATATCGTTTCATATACATGTCTAAATCCATTGGACTAAAATTATGATTGAAATAGTTAATAATATATTCCGGACTTAAGAACAAATTATTTATTCTTATATGTACAAATAGTAAACTCCATGCTAAACAGTGTCCACTACCAGGGTTAATTAAACTTTGTTGTCCTTGCAATCCTAAAGGACAACTATTTTGTACGTTTTTATATGTATATGATTGAGAATGAATAGGAAATAATCTTGATAATAAAATTTTGATATGATTTTCTATTTTATATGGTTTAGGGACATGAAAACCTCTAAATACACTACCATGGGGTTCAAAGAATTCTATTGTCTTATATAGATTATCTACAATAACAACATTTGAATGTGCAGCCGTATATGTTAAATTAAGTCTAATTGGTATCACGTAAAATCTAATAGAAGGATTGTTTTTACATTTATTAATAGAAGATAATAGAATATTAGGTATTTTGTATAAGAAATCTATAAAATCAATAGTTATAAAATAGTCTGTATAAAATACAGATTGTAAAAGACAAATTTGGTTACCATAATGTTGAAATGAATCAACAATTATTTTATCAAGATATTTTGAAAATATATCTTCTCTTAGATAAATAGAATCTGATGGATTTACTAACTTTAAATTTGGAAGAATCATGTTATCATTAACATCAATTATAGACTCTGTAGAAGCATTTTCTAATGATTTGAGATAGTCTAGTTTATTTGGTTTAAATAATATATCTAATATGTCTTGTGTTTTATCCATATTCCTTATATTAAAACAATAAATTAAATTTTAATATAATTAACGGTTAAAAAATTCTTCCACTGTTTTGAAATATAAATTGTGGAAAAAATCAAACTTACTATATTTAATAAATTCTTTGAAAATTTTATTGACTTCATGAAATGGAAGACCACTATATGAATGTATATTAGTGTCTAAATTATCGAAATATTGTTTAGTTTTAGTTTGTATTAGTTCTTTTACATATTTTTCTTCTTTAGGATTAAGATTAAAATTTATATATGCATCTTTATAAAATTTTTTAGTTCCTTTTGTTTGTTTATCAATTAAAGTGATATATTGTCGTATATACGTATCTAGTTTTTCTGGTTCAAAACTGTCAAAATAGTCTACTATTCTAGATGTACTTAAGTCTAAATTATATAATCTAACATGTATGAAAAATAAAGTCCATGCTACACAATGTCCTGTATTTTTATTTAGTTTAGATTGTTTAGTTTGAAAACCTATAGGGCATTTATAGTGGACATTTTTAAATATAAAATGTGTTCTTCTAGATAAAATATGACTAATTAAGTTACGAATATGATATTCTAAATCATAAAAAATGTCTTTAGATAAAAATTTTGAACCATGTGGTTCATACATCTCGATGGTTTTAGTTTTATTATCAACTATTAGGACATTTGCATGTGAATCAGATTCATTAAATTTAAAGACTATAGGTAAAACATAAAATCGAATATTTCTATTAGTTTTACATTGATGTAATTTATCAGATATATGATTAGGTACAACATATGAAAATGTATTAAAGTCAATAGTTATATAGTAATCTGATATAAAATGTGAATACAGAGTGCATGTACCTAACTCTGGGTGTAAAGATGTTAAATCTTCAAGAAAAATTTTGTCCATATATTTGGCAAATTTATCAAGACTTAATTTAGATGCAGATGAAAGTTCTAAACCTTGAAAATTTGGTAAGAGTATACCTGATTCTGTAAATGTTCTTTCCATTATCTATTGTAATTAACAAACAAAAAAATGAATTTAAATTATCTTTTATATAATTAACAAATACCCTTCACCAACTATAATACTTCAATTTCTGCTCACGACAACTTATCCGAATGAACCAAGAAAAATATAACGAATATTGTGACCTTATTTCTTTATACAAGAAATATGATATTAAGGACTCAAGTGATAATCAATTACATATGTATATTTCTAAAGCTGAACGACTTCTTACAGATGAATATAAGTATGGAAGTAGTTGGTTAGATTTATACTATTTGGAGAAATATCTTAATAAATGTGAACAGTTAGTACAAGCTATAGAGTTTTAAAAATTGAAAAATATCAAGATATAAAATATATTATCAATATGAAATATGATAATATAGATGTCGAAGAATATAATAAAACAGTAACAGATGATAATAAAAAATTAAAACTATGTCATTGTGGTAAAAAGTATATTTCATGGAATTTTAATCAACATACAAAAACAAAACATCATATTAACTACAGACAATTAAATAGGGAATGTTACTTTTACGATAATATACAATATAAGATGTTTGATTATATTTCACGATGTAAAAATCCTACTTGTGAATTTTACGGGTCAAAAGATAAATGTTCAAAAGAACATTATAAGAGTGATATAGATACTATAATATTAGAGGATAATATCAACAATGATACTAAAATTTTTACAAAATGATTATTCAGATTCTTCAATGGCTTCAAGTGCGTCGCCTTGACGATTAACGATAATTTTTAATTTTCTTGTTTTGGCAAACTTCTTACGAAGTTTATCAACAGCTTCTTTTTCTTCATCACGTTGCGTATCATATTTTTCATTGTAATGTAAATCGTGATATTTCCAAATTTTAGGATGTCCTACTCTAAATGGGTCATGTTTATTAGCTTTATACCAAAAAATTTGGTCTCTTAAATCAGTACTATTACCAGATGTTTTTATTACTAAACATTCATGATTTTGAGTACATGAATCGAGAATATTGCAGAAATGATCAAAACTTGGAATCATACCAGCATAGTCATCATAAATTTTTTTACGATTTTTAATACTAGGTTCATTAAACACAAATACGTAGTCAATATTACTACGTAAGGCTGGTGGAATACCAAGAGGGTATTGCATAGTTAAGATAAAGAAAATATTGTAATGACGACCATTGAAAAATATACTTTGAATAGTCTTTTCTTTTTTCCATGCGGCAGCATCGTGTAACATATCATCTAGTACTACAAAAGCTCTATTTGAAGGTGTAAGGCCATCTGTATCAGCATGACCGTTATTTCTGGCCTTTTTTACTTTATGAGATTGTTTTGTCAACATGGTTTCAATTAATTCTGGGTTATATTCAGAATGAATAAATGAATCAGGTATAAAATCTCCAAAAAAAGGATTAGCTTCTTCTGTACCAGAAAAAATCAAGCCAAGTGGTATTTCTTTGTGATGGTAAAAAATATCTCTTACTAAAAAACTCTTTCCACTTCTTCTTCTACCTAATAATAAGACAGTAGCGTTGGGAACTATACCTTTTATTTTAAATTTTCGTAGCGAGAGTCTTTCGAATTCATTCATAGTTTAATATAATATCATTAACCAATAAATAAAATTTACCGCATGTGCGTACATATAAAAAAATCATTAACTTGATAAATAATAATGAATGATTTAAAGACTGTACATTTCAATGATGAGATTATAGTAATAGAGTATGATATAAATGATAGAATATGTAAAAAAGAAAGTTTTTTGAAACACTTAATAAAAACAGTCACAAAGTTTTTTCAAAGAAAACATATTTAGGTTACGATTATTATAAAAATAATTTTTATTTAGTTATAATAAGGTTAAACAGATGTCGGATATTTATGACGGTGATATATCTAATAATAGTAATAATTATATAGATACAGACACAGACAACACAGACAACACAGACAACACAGACAACACAGACACATATTCAAGTGATTCATCTTCAAGTCATATGGTTGCTTCTATACGTAAAAAAATTAAGCGTCAAATAGAAAATGAATTAAATAACTACGGTGATGATGAAATGGTAGAAGATAATGAAACACGATTTAGTAGTGACACAGGTTATACAGATGATACAGATGATATAGATGATACAGATGATACAGAAATAGAGGATGAAGGCGAAGAATTATTTGTTGATAATTTAGAGTGTGTTGAACCATGTGATTGTCCTGATATATATTTTGTTGAAGACAATTCGGATTATGAAATTATAAATGAATCTAAATGTATACCTATTAAAAATAGGTATAGGAGACAGACATGGTATGAATATTTTCGTAAGTTATATATGGTGACAGTTATATTAATAATTAGTATAGTTGTTTATTTTTATTATTCTTATAGTAAAAGAAAGGAGAATATTGTTTCTAAATTATAAAAAATTAATTATATTGCGACATATTATATGGATATAACAGATACATTAGAGAATAAGTTGATAATATCAACCTTATTAGTTATTATGTTTTTATTATCTGGTATTAATAAGTTGTCTGGGTTTAGTAGTGTAGTGGAGAGTTTGAAACAAAAACTTCAATATGATATGTCTGATAATTTATATAATTTAGCTATAGTAATAGTTATTTTGGTAGAGGTCTTAGCACCTCTTATTATTATATATTATGCTTTAACTGGAAATTATAAAAAGGAGGCATATTATAGTGTTATTGCGTTAATAATTTTCACAATATTAGCTACGTTAGTTTATCATTTCCCAGATTTAAATAGCTATAAAAAGTCTATACCATTTTGGGCTAATATATCATTACTTGGTGGACTTCTATTATTGGCTAAAATGATTAAAAATGAGTAGAAAGAATACGTTATTAAGTTAAAATTAAAATAATATCTATTGTTAATGATACTAACAATAGATGTTGGTTTAAGGAATTTAGCCATGTGTATTATGAGTTCTAGTGATAAGCATGATATAGCTACATATAAGATTCATTTATGGGATACGTATAACACATTAGATGTAGATGATTATAATTGTAACGGGATTCAAAAGAATGGTAAAGTATGTGGTAAAAAATGCGGGTTCAAGTATATTAAAGACGGTAATCAAAATCATTGTTGTAAAACACACTTTCCTAAAGATTTAATCACGGGAAAACAAATAGATAAAAAGTATATTTTTAAAAAAAAGGCTGTCAATGATTATTTATTACAAGACATTGCTAGAATAGTGTTAACAAGATTACAATCTATATATGATACAAATATAGATGTATTTAGTCAAGTAAGTCAAGTATTAATAGAGTTACAGCCTAAAGTTAACCAAAAGATGAAATTTACTTCACATATTTTATATGGCAAATTAGTTGAAATATATTATAATACGACTACTACAATAAGATTTGTAAGAGCAGCTCAAAAATTAAAGGCGTATACTGGACCATTAATAGAATGTAATTTAAAAGGGAGTTATGCTAAGAGAAAATGGCTAAGTATTCAATATTCAAAATGGTTTTTACAAAATAAATTTTTGAAAGATGAGTGTGATAAATGGTTAAATCAGCTAGAAACTTCTGGTAAGAAAGATGATATGTGTGATGTACTATTAATGGCTATTAATGGTCATTATGGTATTCATAAGAAACAAATGACTAATAAAAAAGGTAAATGTATTAAATAATTAACATATAGTAGTAAAATCATATGCAAATTTTGTAAAAGTATCATATTCTAAACTAAATTTTTTGTATTTTTGTAAGTAATTATTTATTACATAAAAGGACGCGTTAATTTCAGATTTATATTCGTGTAAAAAATATACCATATTTTGACTATTATAGATTTTAGTATTTTTATAAAGGCCAAATTTATTATCAATAATAAAATTCATAATGTCAGGGAATTTAGCCTTATCTAAGAAATAAGGAAGTCTATCTTGGAGATCATAATATAAATCCATTATATAATCTGTCTCATATGTGATAAATTTGTCTATTTGGTCATTTTCAAACTCTTCATAAAAGTCTGAATGACTTTCTGTTTCGCTATCCATTTTTGTATTTTTAATATTCCTTTAAATTTTTTAAACCGAGTAATTTTGATTTACTATTTTAAGTATTTTATTTTTAAATTAACATTTTTATTTTAAAAAAATAAATTTATTTTATTACTATATATTAAAACACGATGGACATACTAGAAATGATTCAAAAAAATGATATGCTTAAGGTTATTTTAATTCTTCTCGCAGTCTATTTCTTCATGAAATACTATAACCGTGAAAGTTTAGACAATGTTGAAGCTGAAGCTAGACCAGCTGTTGAGGCTCAAGCTCCTATGGCACAGCCCGATGTTAAGGCTGTTGCTGCACCAGTTTTAGCTGAAGCTGAACAACAAGCTCAAGTTGAGAGAGTTGTAGCTGGACAAACTCAATTAAGTGCTAACGACCTTTTACCCACCTATGATGATGCTAATGAGTTTGCTAAACAAAATCCTGTTTCTCAACTCCTTCAAGAACAAAACTTTTTACAAGCCGGATATCACATGGGTATTAACACTGTTGTACAGTCCAACAAGATTCCATATCTTGACATTCGTTCTTGTCCACCTATCCCCAAATCTGAAGTTGGACCCTTCAATAACAGTTCTTATGAGCAACCAGTTGGTGCTAACCGCCGATTCCTTGAAATTGGTAACTAAATATAAATTCATCAATTTTATTAATTTTATAATTCGTATAAAATTAAGTTGTATTAACTATAGTGTGTATTATTTCTTCTTAGGTAATGCGCATGTTTTAGCTTTATCGGAACAGACTGCTCTTAAACCTTCGTATTTATCAAGAACCTCTTTAAACGGAGGTGTTGGGATTGTATGGAATGTTTCTTCTTTAAATGCTTGAACTTGTTTATAGTAATTTTCTTCTGTAATTGCTCCAGTGTAAAACATAGCTTTTAGTTTACGTTTTTCATCTGTATAACATTTATTTTCTTGACCTATTAATTTTTTATTTACTTTATCTTTCATGAGATATAGCCAGTACATTAATTCTATTCTACCTTCTAAGTAAGGTTCAATTGGTAATTCTAATAAAAATTTTTTAAATGATTCCCTACAAAAAATACAAGGCATAATGATTTGAAGTCCTGTTAACATTTGTCTGAATGCATTTTTAATAATTATGTGCTCACTATTTTCCGTATCGATTTTATCAGGATAACGTCCCATAATGCTTGTAAATAAAAAGTTCCAAGCTGCCGGACCCCAATGTTTAGTACTCATACCACTAGTTCCTTGATATAAGGAGTAATCAATACCTTCTGGAAGTTGTATCATATTATAATGTACCAATAAAAAATTTTTAAGAATATCGATGTTTAAAATGACCTAAAGGAAATTTAATTCTTCTAGGATATGTCATAGCTTCAAGTACAATATATGCAGAATCACTTCTATAAATATATTCTTTAATTTCTCCATTGTATCCTTTATATACATTAAGAGGGCTACCTTCTAAACGGATAATTTTAACCAAATCACCTCTTTTAAATTCTACGTCTTGATATTCTGGTACATTTTCTTTTGTAGTTTCTTTTGTAAGTTTATTTTCGATTTGTTCTGTATTTTTGAATACGGATTTTAAATCGATAACCTTATCTTTTTTTGGTTTAGGTTCTTTCTTAATAGGTTTAGGTTTATTTTTTCTTTCATTATCTTGTTCTTTTTCAGATTCTTTAGTTTTAATTGCTTTAACATTTGGAATTTCTGGATTATTAACTAAAAATTGAGAGAAATCCATAATTTATTTAAAATTAATAGTTTTTTAGTTTTAAATAATGTATTTTGTTACTGGTTTTATATTGCTTGGATTAGTTGTATTCAATTATAGAAATGATTTTTGGAGAATATTTATTAATCTAGTATTATCATGTATAAGTGTATATTTGTATATTCTTGACAAATTAACATATATATTACCGAGATATTTATATATAAAGAGTTATAATTACAAGACAAATGACTTGGATTTTAGTATATACGAGTATTTAGGTAAGTATAATAATAAATATTATAAATTTAAAGTCATTGAAGATAACTACTATAATAGTGTTGATGCTTTTGATATTTATCATCCTAATAATATGAATATGATTAACTATTGTGGTGTTATTAATAAGGATGGTAATCATATAAGAGATATTACAAAGGATATAAGGTGCTTTATGTATTATAGAGGGTTAATTGAATGGAAATATATTTTAGTACATTTAGGTTTAGAAAGACATTATGGAATATATATGTGTATGAATGATGATGATATAACAGAAGAAATTTTGTATATAGATGCTATTTATAATGAAAAATTTAATTTTTAGGTCGTTTGATTTATAATAAAAATATAGCCCTTTTATTATAAGTTTAACACTAAATGGAAATAAATAAATTAGCTTTTAGTGGTGGGGCTATTAAAGGAATCGCATATGTAGGCGTATTTAAAAAGATAGAAGAGTTAATATATGAGAGGCATTTAGAAGAATCTAAACCTGAGTTTGATGTAAATAAATGTACAATTCCTAAGTTTAATATTAATACAATATGTGCAGTATCAGTTGGTAGCATATTTAGTTTAATTTACTTATTAAACTATACATATGCAGAAATGTTAGAAGAGGTGTTAAATAAAAAGTTTGATCAATTAAAAGATATTAGGATTATGAATTTTGTTAGTAAATATGGGTTAGATAGCGGGATTAGTTTAATATCTTGGATTCAATCTTTAATGGTTAAAAAGGGTGTTGACCCAGGTATTACGTTAAAAGAATTTTATGAATTAAATCATGTTGACTTTCAGATTATGGCTACTAATTTAAATAAGTATTGTTATAAAAAATTTAATTATAGTGAGACACCTGATGTAAAAGTATTGGATGCTGTAAGGATGTCTATAAGTGTTCCATTTTTATTTACTATTAATGAATTTGAAGGTGATATTCATATTGATGGTGGATTAATAGATAATTATCCAATTAGAGTATTTGAAAATGAGTTGAATAATTTTTTAGGTTTTAAATTAATTAACCATGGAGAGATGGATACACATGATGTTGATGAACGAATTGATGATATAGAAAGTTATATATATCATATTTTGAGTTGTTATATGGTACAAAAAGAAAAACATACTACACGAAGTGAAGAATATAAGAACTGTACTGTGTATATTCATACAGAGGACATTACCCAGAGTGTAAATTTTGCGTTAACTGCATCAGAAAAAAATAAATTAATAGAGATAGGATACAAGAGTATTACTGATTTTTTAAAAAGTAATCGATAAGTTGAAAAAACTTTTTTATTTACATATAGTAGAGTAATGAATGATTATAATGTTATTAAACAAATTGGAAAAGGTTCTTTTTCAAGTGTTCATTTATGTAAAAAAAAGAAGTCTGGAAGTTTACTAATGTTAAGTGGTATATATGATGATACTGAAGATGAAGAAGATGATTTTTTTATCGTTAAAGAAATTAACTTGGATAATTTAGTTAAAAAGTATGTAAAAAAATCTAAATTGGAAACGAAACAATTAGTAAAATATAGTAAACATGTATCTGGAACAACAAGTGTTAGTATAACACCATACAATACAAACAGAAAACTTTTACAACAATTAGATTCTGAAGAAGAATATTATTATAAGAGGTTGCGTGATTTAATAGATAGTGAAATTGAAGTATTAAATAAATTACATCATGACAATATTATAAAATATTTTTCATCAGATATGAAGGAACAAGTATATTATATTAAAATGGAATATTGTCAGTATGGTGATTTATATAGTATCTTAAAAGATTATACTATTGGTGATTTTAAGTTAAGAAATATATTTAACGGTTTTGAGACTACATTTATTAAGATATTTTTAAGAGATACAGTTAATGCTCTTAGTTATCTACATGACTTGAATATAATTCATAGAGATATAAAATTACATAATGTATTAGTAAAAAAAGATCAAGATAATCAGTTTTTATTTAAATTAAGTGATTTTGGATTTGCGTGTTTTGATTTAGATTGTAAGTTAAATGACAGTTTAACTCAAAGTGATTTTGATTTTAGTGCGAGTGCATTAAAAAAGAAATATTATAAATTATGTGGTACACCATATTATATGGCTCCAGAGATAATATTAAATATAGAAGAATTCGAACAATTAATATCAGAAGAAGAATTTACAAAACATGTAAAATTTTATGATAAAAAAGTAGATTTATGGAGTTATGGTATATGTTTATATGAATTAATTTTTAACATGTTACCATTTTCTGATATATATGATATTCATGATTTAAAGTTATTTTTTTCTAAACCGACGACACAAAGTGATTTGCATAAAAATATAGATAAAAAAAATATTATTGACAGTAAAATGAAAACATTGTTAAAAAGATTATTAACTATAAATCCATCTTTTAGAATTTCTACTGAAGAATTAAAAGAATTTGTTGATGGATTAAGTAAACCCGATAATGATATAGTGATAAGCGATAGTGTCATAGATATTATCAATTGTGACGAGAATGTATATCAAACAAATGAATTAATGAAGGAAAATGTAATTAAAGAACCATTAGACATATCTAAAAAGAACGGGAAAGAAAAATTAGAATATAATACAGATTCATGGGTTGTAGATGATGGTGAATATCATCAAAAAGATTTTCCAAAATTTGTCAATTCATGGGATAAAATTAATAAAACTAGTTCATTAATAATGAAAATTAGCGTTGATAATAATTTTATGAAGTGGTTATTGAATAAGAAATGAATTTATAGATTTATTTCTTACTTTATTTTAAAACTAATACTAACGTCGTTATTAATAAGATAATGATTAATAGTATCAGGATGGACCATAAACATTTATTATATTTTTGTTGTTTTTTATCAGCTGATATAAGTTCTTCATCTGCGCGTTCTACATTAATAACAACATCATCAATATTAGACTCTATATTATCTAGTAAATACCCTTGTTCATGTGAAAGACTAGCTAATGTTTTAAAAATGTCATTAATATCAAGCATTTCTTCATGAATACGAGTTATAGCTTCTTCTCTTTCTGCGATTTCATCTTCATCAATAAGAAGAGGAGTATATTCACTCATTGTAAATTAATTTGTAAAATAATATTAAATTTAAATAGTTTAAAGAAAAATATGGAATTATGAAGAAATTTTTTTAAACATATGTATTAATAATGGATATTACTCATAGTACATTTGCAATTTTAGTTACAGCAATAGTTATGGTACATTTAAAGGCTATGGAATTTGTATATAGAACAGGTACAAATTTTTATACTCTTCCAAATAATAAATGTAAAAATACAGATGAAGTATGGGATATTCTACATATGAATTTTAAAAATTATTCGCAATACAACTATACTAAAAATTGGTATATGATATTATTTGTTGTACCGTTGATACATAAATTAGTTACTGATAATATTAAAAGTGCTTTTTTTAAAGAGTTTATTTTGAAATTTATGATAATTATATTTTTAAGAAGTTTAACAATTATGTCTACTATTTTACCGAAAAATACACCTGTAGAAGTTATTCCTGATGAATATGGTAATTTAAGTTTATTTGATAAAACGATTGGGGGTGGATGTTATGATAAAATGTTTTCTGGTCATTTCGCTTTTGGATTATTGTTAACACTTTTAATGTTTAAACATGAAATTATTGAAACAAATGTTTTAAATATAGGTTTATTTAGTTTTTTAAATATTTTACATTTGTTTATTTTAGGTGTTACTCGTTCACATTATACTATGGATATGATAGTTAGTTTATATGTTACATTATTCGTTTATAACTTAGATATTAATTTAATTTGATAATAGTATATGGAAGAAGATAACACAAGATATATAGCTGAACAGATTTTTACAAAACCACCTGAAGAACCAAACTCCATAGATTTAAGTTTAGACGAGTCTACAGTTGATTTTATGGAAAATGAAGGTTATAATAATCACTCATTTATTAGGGATATAATAAGTGTTATAACGTTACACGGTGTTGAAATTTTATTTGGGCATAGAAATATTATGATATTAACTGAAGATGAGTTGTTTTTATTGAAGAGATATATTAGAAGTTATGGTTTCGAATTAAAAATTAAAATAGAAGACAGAACAATTTTTATAGCGTTTGAAAAATATTATTAATTTGATTTATTTTTAAATTAATTAAGTTATTTTAAAAAATTTTTTTTCTTTTTATATAGTATAAAAAACAAAAATGGCTGGTGGTTTAATGCAACTCGTCGCCTATGGCGCTCAAGATATTTACCTTAAAAGCCTGTAGGGTAGAAAAATGCCGAGGAATACTGAAAAAATAAAGTATTCATAACCCTCTTTGTGAACTCGAATAACTTCGAATCACTGGCGTTAATCAGGGAAATTAAATTTAATTTGAAAAACCCTGGTAAGAAAATCAAATTGCTGGAAACCCCTAAAGCTTATTCTACTAAGATTTAATCGTGAGGTTAAATTGGCCAAGAGAAAAACTTGGGTAGTGACAATGGATAAGATAATATACCGAATAATATAGGTGTTGCAATGGGCAATCAGCAGCCAAGCTTCTTTAAAATTGAAATTTTTTTTGTATTATAATAATAATAAACATGGATAAAGAATGTGATCAATGTAGAATAGTTAAACCGATTTCTAAATATAGAAAATATACAGATAGAGAAAATTCATACAGTATAACATGTAAAGCATGTTTAAATGAGAGAGATAAAGAAAGAAAACAAAATCTTAGAAAAAGGAGATTAGAAACTTTTATATTAAAATGTGAAAAATGCAATGAATCAAAAGCATTAAAAGATTTTTCCAAATTAAAAAAGTTTTATAAAAAAAAGATTTGTTTATCTTGTTATCCTAAATTTTTAACAGAACAAAAAACTGAATGGTGTAGAAATGAAAGTAAATCTAATATAAATTATAGATTAAAAAAATCATTAGCCGCACGATTAAGATCTGTTTTGATTAAAAATGATACTACTATGAATTATATTGGATGTAATATTCAATATTTAAGAGAATGGTTTGAGTATAATTTTACAAAAGATATGAATTGGGATAATTATGGTTCATATTGGTCAATAGATCATATTATACCTGTTTGTAAATTTGATTTAACTATTGAAGATGAAAAATTAAAATGCTGGAACTGGTCTAATTTAATGCCAGTTACTGTAAAATACAATTCATCTAAAAAAGAAATAGATCAAACTCAAATAGATATTATTTTACAAAAAATTCGAGATTTTAAAGAAGAAGGTTCAACGACTAAATGGTTTTCGGGAGACATATTAACTTTAGATTTTGCTAAATTAAAGATTGATATGTCTTCATAAGATATAGTCTAATCCTTATTGAAAAATAAGGTAGAGGAAAATGTACAGGTAATCCTCAAATTACTTTCTTCAAAGTCGTCTACAGACGTCACACTAACTTCGCTCTCGAAGCTATTGAACAAACCTTAACATTATAGGGTTGAAAAGTAGCCAGCCATAACTATTAGGATATGTTATGGATAAAACTGTAAGTATTCCTATTTAATAAACGTAATATTCCACCGCCAGTTTTTTATCCGTTTATTAAAATATAGCTGCTAGTAAATTGAGAATAATTCTTAATTTGCAACACTATCAAATTGCTGAAAACCCCTTAGAGTCTTTAATACCAAGGTTAATTCGAAAGTTTTAACTGGCCAAGATAAAACTTGGGTAGTGGCATTAGCCACAAAGATTAACAGTCTTCAAGATTGTTAGTCTTTCGGTGACAATTTAAAGAATTGGGCAATCAGCAGCTAATCTCTAAAGATTAAAATTTGTTTAAATAAATTGAAAATATTTATTAAATATAATAAAAGCATATGGGTATAATATATAAGATAACATCTCCTTCAAATAGAATTTATATAGGACAAACAATTACTTCAATAGATAAAAGATGGAAAGAGCATATAGAAGATGCACATCGTAGTTATAAAAATCATTGTAAAGTTTTAAATAAAGCTATAAGAAAATACGGAGATAAAAATTTTATATTAGAAATAATTGAAGAATGTAGAGATGAAGATTTAGATAAAAAAGAAATAGAATATATTGAAAAGTACAATTCTCAAATACCAAATGGTATGAATATTAAATTAGGAGGTAGTAATGGAAAACATCATGAAACTACTAAAGAAAAAATTAGTAATTCTTTAAAAGGTAGATTCGTTTCTGAAGAAACAAAAGAAAAACTTTCTCAGTCTACAAATCCTGATTTACCAATGTACTTAATAAAATGTCCTAAAGGTTATAGAGTATGTAATCATCCTATGGGACCAGAAAAAAGGTTTATTTCATCAAAAAAAACAGATGAATATAATTTACAAAGAGCTTTGAGTTATTTAGAAAGGTTAAATAATTTGAAAGAACCATTAATTGTAAAAACACCTTTATATGAAAAATATATTCAAAAACATAAAAATGGATTTTGTGTTAAATATTTATCTGAAAAACCTAAATACTTTGTTTCTAGAACTATTTCTAATGATATATTATATCAATCAGCTTTAGATTATTTAAATGAATTAAAATCCAAGAGTGATGTTCAACGACTAAATGGTAGTGGGGAAAATGATTAATTTCATTTTTCTTAAGATATAGTCTAGCCCCTACCTGTATTATGAATTGTTGTTATTAAATTCATACAGGGTATAAATACATCGAAAGATGGGGTATAAGCGTTAATGGAACTGTTGACTTTGGTCGCAAAGTTTCTTGCACTGTTTCCCGAAACGGTGATTTAATTCACAAGGTCTACCTCCAAGTTGACCTCCCTGCTCTTGCCAACTCTGGTGCTGGTGCATCCGTTGCCTGGACCCGAAACATTGGTCACGTTCTTATTGACTACGTCAACATTGAAATTGGTGGCCAAGAAATCGACCGTCACTATGGTGACTGGCTCAACATTTGGAACGAGCTTACCCAAACCGCTGAAAAGGAAGATGGTTACAACGTTATGATTGGTTCCACTGTTGCTCTTACCAACCCTGCAGCTTCCATCCCTGCTGCTACCCTTTACATTCCTTTCCAATTCTGGTTCTGCAGAAACCCTGGTCTTGCTCTTCCTCTTATTGCTCTCCAATATCATGAAGTCAAGTTCAACATTTCTTTCCGTCCAGCATCTGAATGCTACATCACCCACAACGGAAGTGCTCCTTCATCTGGTGTCCCAAGCATTGCCAATGCTTCTCTCTACATTGACTACGTCTACCTTGACACCGATGAACGTCGTCAATTTGCTCAAGTTCAACACGAATATTTAATCGAGCAACTCCAATTCACTGGTGCTGAAGCTTATAGCAACTCTGCTGTCAAGTCCAAGCTTGCTCTTAACCACCCTTGCAAGGAACTTGTCTGGGTTCTTCAACTCGACTCTAACGTTGCTCCTAACAAGAACCGATGGGCCGATTACACTGACTCTGCCAACACTGCTAATAAGGAATACGTTGGTGATGACACTCTTGCATCTGCTAAGCTCCAACTTAATGGACAAGACCGATTCTCCGTCCGTGATGCTACTTACTTCAACGTTGTTCAGCCATACCAACACCACACTCGATGCCCTGCAACTGGTATCTATGTGTACTCCTTTGCTCTCAACCCTGAACAGCATCAACCTTCTGGAACTGTCAACATGTCCCGAATTGACAATGCTACCCTTCTCTTAGACCTCACCACTGGAACTTCCCCTATCCAACTCCGAGTCTATGCTGTGAACTACAACGTTCTCCGTATCATGGCTGGTATGGGTGGATTAGCATATTCCAATTAGTTCAAAGTATATTTTATTATATATTTTGCTATCCCTCCTAATAAATTGAAAAATAAACTATTTTAATAAAAATTATTAAAATGGCCGAAGATGACAAATTTCAGTGTACGAACTGTAAATGTTATAGAATTGAATCCGATTTTATAGGAAAGTCTGGTAATGTTGTTAAAAGATGTTTAAAATGTAGTGAGAAAGATGCTAAACAAAAGAAACGCCCTGACATTATTGAAAAAAGAAATAAAAGACAAAATTAAAAAAAATATTATATAAAACATCGTGAAAAGAAAAGACAAGAAAATAATTGTAAATAAAATTTAAAATAAAAAGTAAAACTTTTTTACTTTAATTTTTCTCGAATTTCAAAAAATTAAAATATTTATTAATAATATAAAAAAACAATGGCTGGTCGCAAAAGTTATAAGAAATCTCCTCGCTCACCAAAGGCACACTCTGTAAAACGTTCTCACAAGCGTTCTCACCCAAAGCGCAAATCTCACAAGAAGGCAAAGTCTGCAGCTTCAAGCTCATCCGCCTCCTCTTCACCTGCTCCTAAGCGAAGACGTTCCCACAAAAAGTCTAAGGCTCCTAAGAAGTCAAAGAAGTCCAAGCGCTCTGCTCCTCGCAAGTCTCGCAAGAGCAAGAAATCCAAGAAATCCAAGAAGAGCAAGAAGTCCAAGCGCTCTGCTCCTCGCAAATCCCGCAAGTCCAAGAAATCAAAGAAGTCTAAGGCTCGCAAATCCCGCAAGTCCAAGAAATCAAAGAAATCAAAGAAGTCTAAGGCTCGCAAATCCCGCAAGTCCAAGAAATCAAAGAAATCAAAGAAGTCTAAGGCTCGCAAATCACGAAAGTCTCGCAAGTCCCGCAAGTCACGAAAGTCTCGCAAGTCACGAAAGTCTCGCAAGTCACGAAAGTCTCGCAAGTCACGAAAGTCTCGCAAGTCACGAAAGTCTCGCAAGTCACGAAAGTCTCGCAAGTCACGCAAGTCCAAGAAATCAAAGAAATCTAAGGCTCGCAAGTCACGAAAGTCTCGCAAGTCCAAGAAATCAAAGAAGTCTAAGGCTCGCAAATCACGAAAGTCTCGCAAGAGCAAGAAGTCCAAGGCTAAGAGCGCTTAAATAATTAGAAAAATATTTTAATTTAAATCATATTAAAAAATGATTTAAATACAACCATTGTTGCTAGTAAATAATTAATTTTATTTGCAACACTGTCAAATTCCTTAGAGCTCTTAATACCAAAAATTTATTGAAAAGTAAGTATCAATTTGCTTAAGATAGAGTCCGACGTTTACGTGGTGGATGATAATTAAGTACGTTATAAATTATTATTTCATTTATATATTAACTATATAAATGACAGCTAGAGAACAAGCTATTCAAACATTATTTAAAGATGCAAGTAAAGATGTGCATAATCTTAAGAATAAACCAAGTGATACAGAGTTACTTGATTTGTATGCTAATTATAAACAAGCAACTGTTGGTGATATCAATATAGATAAGCCATCGTTTTATATGTTCAAAGAGGTATCTAAATGGTCTGCGTGGAGTAAATTAAAGGGAGTATCTAAGCTTCAAGCTCAAGTAAATTATATTAAAATAGTAGAAGAACTTAAACAAAAGTACAATTAATTTGTTTAAAATTTATTTTATATTTCTATAATATATATAAACCATGGGGTGTGAAACAATTGTCCAGGTTTTTTTTAATATGTTATTAAATATTAGATTATACCATTGGTCCACAACAAGTTATGCTAGACATACAGGTTCAGGTGCTTTATATGACGCATTAGGTCTTTTAATTGACCAGTTTACAGAGACTTATATGGGTAGATATAAGAGACCAGAATTTAAAAGTTCATTTAATGTTCAAGTGAAACAATTCCATGATTCGAATATCTCAGAGGCTTTAAGAGAATATATTCAATTCTTAAAGTACGAAGTACCTAATTATTTAAAAGAATCAGATACAGATTTATTAAACATTAGAGATGAAATGGTTGGAGAAATTAACAAGACTTTATATTTGTTTACTCTTAATTAAAAAGTGAAATTCGGATTTGTATTTTAAATATATCAAAATGTTTAATACCACTTTTGATATTCGCAATGTATGGGTTATTACTTTAATAATCGTAATACTTTTACTAGTTTTTTATATATGTTTATCACGTATTTTAAGAAAAAAAGACAGAATTAGATTATATTCTAATTATTCACAAACAGAACCAGTAACTATAGTTGAATATGATATGTATGGTCAACCATATGTAAATGGTTACCAAGCTGTGTTGTATGGACACGTTTAAATAAAATTGAATTATAAACTAATTCTACAATTTTAGAATTAGTTGAATAAATGTGCGAACAAGAAATCAGTATTCATGATTACAAAGTATTTGTCTTTGATTTAGATAATACATTGTATCTTCATTTAGTAGATTATTCTTATCGAGAAGAATACACGCAGAAAATTAAAGACTTTTTACAGCAATTAAAAGATAATGGTAAAATTTTATGTTTGGCAACGCATAATAAGTCACCGTATAATTATTTAAGTAGAATGAATATTTATGACTTATTTCATGAAATTATATATGAAAAAAGAGATGTAAATCCATGGGATAATTCTATTTATGAATATACAAACAAGAAATATATGTTACAAGAGATTATAGATAAGACGAATGTATCAACACAAGAAGTTATCTTTTTTGATGACGTGTATTATAATGTTGATGAAGTGAAAAGCCTTGGTATTGAATCAATACGTGTGTCACCGAAAAAAGGAATAGTATTGGAAAAAATAAGGGTTTAATTAAAAAATGAAATTAATCAATACTTACTGCTTTAATATGAAATATATATTATCTAGTTTATTTGGATTTAATACAATTATATCTTTAATTTGTATTATAAGTAATAGTATATGGATTCACTATAATGAAAATTATATAGTTACTAGCCAGTTTGGGTTTTATTTATGTGTATCTTTTGTATCCGCATTATTAAGTTTTTTATATTTAACTCTTCGGTACAATTGTAACAAGAACGAAATTGTATTAAATAATGTAGCGTGTCTTCTCGCATTTTTAATGACTATATTATGGATGACAGCTTCAATATGTATAACATTATTGACAAAAGATTGCTTACAAAAGGGATATGAATGTAGAGGTACACTTATAAATATTAGTTTTGGATTTATAGATTTATTTGTTTGGGTAGGTATTTTATGGATTACTCTTTATAGATTTTTACATATAACTAAAAGGTATCCAGCATTAGAAGCACAAGCGTCTGATGAAATTTCTAGAGGAAGAGGATATGATTAATAAAATTAATATAATTATTATATAATTAAAATATTTATATAATATAGTATTATGCAAGATATAGTCGCATTATTTTTTATTTTAGTTATTGTATATCTTATCTATTCATCTTTATATAAAGAACATTATGTAACAACTATAGTTGGGTCCAATAATATTCTGATTCCAGCATACTACATCCCTAATATTTTCGAAACAGAAACTAAAGAACTTATTAAAGTTTTTAAAGAAGCATTTAAAGATGATAATATTGAACCAATTGGTTATAAAGAACATAATCCTTATATACCTTTTCCTTTCGAAGCACCTATTAAAAAATTAATTATTGACCATTTAAAAACTAATGTTAGTAAATTTAAGGGACATAAATTAGAAATTACAACAGACTTAAATAAGTTATATTATAAAAATAGTGGTCAGGATAGATTATTCATATTTAATATTAATTTATTAGATAATACACAGTTTATGACTAGAAATGTTAGAGTTAAGATTCGTATTAAAAATATTTTAAGATTTATAAAAGATGATACAGATTATAAGGGAGGTGAAGAAACTATGATTGAACGAAAAAATGCAGAAATAAATTATAGAACTAATATTCCTGCACAAATAGTTATTAATTCCACAGAATTATTATCTATACGTTTAGATAAGAATAATTATGCTAGATTTACGTTAACTGGACAAGATGCACTCAAACCAAATTTCTATCAAATTAAAAATATATTAGGTTTAATGGACCCTTTTGTTACATCTGGAAGAGATATGATTCTAACAGAACAAATGAAAAGAGATTTTGATAAAGAAATTGTTGCTAAAAAAGAATTATTAAAAAGTTTAACAGAAAATAAGTAATATAATTATTGATTAATTATATTAATTTACCATGACTTTTACTTTTTAGGTTTAGAACGTTTAGAACGTTTTGATTTCTTTGACTTTTTAGGTTTAGAACGTTTTGATTTCTTAACCTTCTTACTTGATTTTCGTTTTGTAGACTTAGTTTTCTTAGCTGACTTTTGTTTTGTAGACTTAGATTTCTTAGCTGACTTTTGTTTTGTAGACTTAGATTTCTTAGCTGACTTTTTTGACTTTTTAGGTTTAGAACGTTTTGATTTCTTTGATTTTTTAGGTTTAGAGCGTTTAGACTTTTTGTACCTTTTTTGAGAAGTTTTATGTGTAGGTGAAAATTTTTTTTGGATGTAATACATATCGCGTCTGAATTTGCCTGCGTTAACTGGGTATCTATTCATATTATAAATGTAGAGTACGTTAAGTTTTTTAACGATATTACTCCATCCGTATTTTTTGACTAGTTTATCGAGGAGTTCTCTTCTATCACTTCTTTTAAGAGATAGACTATAACCAGGTAAGGCTCCTTTTTCAATATGTATTCTAACGCGACTTTTTGATTTAGAACGTTTAGAAGGCATATAATATTATATTATAAAAAAATTTTTAAAAAAATATGTTTTTGCTTGCGGTTACTATTTAAAATTAAAACAAAAAATTATTTTAATTATTAACATTAATGGTTGAGAAAAATAAGAGTTTAACATCTTTAATCGGTACTGAAATTAATTCTTACACAATTACTAAATATATATCAAGTGGTTCATTTGGAGATGTATTTTGTGCAAAACATAAAAAAACAAATGAAGAAGTCGCTATAAAAATACCTATTAATACTGAAGAGAAAAATGGTGAGAAATGGTTACTGGAGGAAGCAAAAGTGTACAATGTTTTAAATAAGGATAAATCTGAAGATTGTGGTGTAGCAAATATGAAAGTAGTTAAAAATAAAGAGTTAGATAAAAAAATCATTGTTATGGATTTGTTGGGTCCTTCATTAGAAAGTATTTTAACAAAGAGGAAAAAATTAAGATTAAAAACGGTTATTCTATTAGCTATACAAATGATTGAGTTATTAAGATATATACATGAAAAAGGGTATATTCATAGAGATATTAAACCTGATAATTTTGTTATTGATAAAGATAATGGTAAAAAATTATATTGTATAGATTTTGGATTAGCAAAAAAATATATTAAAAGGAATGATGAACACATTGCTTTTAAAAAAGGTAATAAGTTTTGCGGAACTGCTAGATATGCTAGTATAGCTGCACATAAAGGGTATGAACAATCAAGAAAAGATGATTTGGAAGCAATTGGATATTTATTGGTGTATTTATTTAGAGGAAAACTTCCATGGCAAAATTTAAAACATAAAGATAAGAAAGAAAGGTATAAAATGATTTTAGAGAAAAAAGAGTCTATAACTGATGAAGAATTATGTGAACAATTACCACGTGAGTTTTTAGTGTATTTTAAACATGTAAAAACTTTAGATTTTGATGAAAAACCTAGATATCAAGCATTGATTAATATGTTTAAAAAGTTGTATGACTTTAAAAATTATAGAAATACCAATTTAGAGTGGGAGGGAAAAAAGGAATAAATTTGCGGCTATAAAAGATATATAATATCCAAAACTATATTATATTTCATATGTCGCAAACTAAAACATATGATGAATTATTCTTAGAATATGAAAGAGTAAGTGAGGAATTAACTAAGTTAAAGAAAGAATGTGAAGAAAATACAATTATTCAAAGTATGAATGATATGAAGAAAATGTATGAATCACAAACTAAAAAAATAGATAAGATGTCTGATATAATTGATTCGATGAATGAAACAACGCGTGCAGTACAACTAATGTTAAAAAGTGTAATTAAAAGTTCCAGTAATTATAGTAACAGACGTGATAATATAACACGATTTGAATTAAAGACGAGATTAGAATTTATTAATGAGATATTAGCTGATAGTTTGAAAACAAAAAATGAATTATATTATTTAAATTATAGTGATTAATATTATGAAAATTATAATAGGTGTTACAGGTAAATTAGGTTCCGGTAAGGATTATATTACTAATAATGTAATTATTCCTGTTTTAGAAAAATCAGGATATAGATATTTACAATGTGCTTTTGCTGACCAAATTAAAGTTAATGTAATGACAAAAAGTCATGTAAGTTATGAAGATGTGTATGAAAATAAAACACCAGAATCACGTAGATTATTGCAAACAGAAGGAACAGAAGTAGGTAGAAGTAGTGATAAAGATATATGGGTTAATTATTTAGATAATTGGATAAATATTCATAACAAGAGAAATGTCTCAGTATTTGTAATATCAGACGTTAGATTTAAGAATGAATATGACTTTGTTAAAAATAATGGAGGTTTAATGGTAAAAGTAGTAGCACCCAATAGAAATGAAACGAGATTATTAAGCGAAAGTCAAGGTGATGATAATTTATATGAAAAAATTAGTAAACATGCATCTGAATGTGATTTAGATGATTATCAAAATAATAAATATGATATAGTTATATTAAATGATACTACGGATGTTGTAAATATTGATGATTTAAAATATAAATTTAAAAAAATGTTATATGAAGCTCATATTGAAGGGTGTTTTAAATAAATTAATTAATTTTACAGTTAATTAATTTTATAGTTAATTAATTTGATAATAGACTTTTCATAAAGTTTTTCATAGATTTTTCTAGATGAATAATATTGATAGGTTTTGAAACATAATCATTGAATCCCGTATTTAAATATTTTTCTCTGTCTTCTTTTTGGGAGTAAGCGGTTACAGCAATAATATATGGTTTAGTAATATTCTTAAATTTGTATAAATTGTCTGTTAGTTGATTATTAAAGTAATCAAGAATATATTTACATACAACTTCACCATTCATGTTTGGCATTCGAATATCTAATAAAATTATATCATATCGTTTTTGTGAAAGCATATCTAAGCATATCTTTCCATCTGATGCTATATCAATATTATTAAATCCTAATTTATTTAAAAATCTGGTCACAACTCTTTGATTAATAACTACATCTTCTACTAAAAGAATATCTATAGTTTCTTTTAAATCTACATCTAAATCAAAACAAATACTTTGTTGTATATTTGGATTAACTGCACATTTACCAGAATTATTTTTAATTAAAATATTGGTACAAAGGTCTTTAAGTCGTGATTCTTTAACAGGCTTTAATAACTGCCCTTTAAAATAAGGAGTATAATCATGTTGAATATCTCCTAAAGAGCTCAATGCAACTAATGGTATTTGTTCTCTTTGAATATCCTCGTTTTGTTTTTTAAGTTTAATAGCAAATTCTTTTCCAGTCATTTCTGGCATACATACATCTACTAATCCTAAATCAAATTCTGTGTTTTTTAATTTTAACATATATAATGTTTCCATGGCTGAAGAAAACGTATATGGTATCATACCCCATTTATGAACTAAATTAGCTAAGCCTAATCTGTTTTCTCTGTTGTCATCTAAAATAAATATTTTTTTGTTTTGTAAAAAGTTATTGTAAGGTAGAGGTATATCTTTATCTTCTGTTAATTCTTTACATACCTTTGTTTTTATTGTGAAACAGAATCTACTGCCTGTATTTAATTCACTCCAATCTAACCAAATCTCTCCTTTCATTAGACTTATAATTTTTTGTGAAATAATCAACCCTAAACCAGTACCTTCATTTATTTTTTGCGTTGTTTTTGAATTTATTTGACTAAAAGATTCAAATAATTTAATACGGTCTTCTTGGGCGATACCACAACCTGTATCAGTAACACTAAATTTTAGAATAACTTCATCTGGAATCAAAGATGAATCCCTTGTAACATCTAAAAAGATAGTACCATTATCTGTAAATTTAATTGAATTATTTAATAAGTTAAGAAGGACTTGTTTAAATCTATTAGCATCAATATCTATCATTTCGGGTACACCTGGATTGATTACAAAATTATATTCTAAACCTTTCTCATATACCTTAGCTGCTAATATATCATTAACCGATTCTATACATTTTCTTAAACTATGACAATCTATGTCTAAGGTAACCTTGCCTGCATCTAATTTAGAAAAATCAAGAATATCATTGATAATAGTCATTAAATTAATAGAACATTCTCTTAGCATATCAATGTAATCACGTTGTTCATTAGATAGAACTGTATCATTGAGTAATGTTAACATTCCTATGATACCGTTTAGAGGTGTTCTTATTTCGTGACTCATATTAGCTAAAAATAATGATTTATGAGAATACTCTTCGTCATTTTTTATCTTTTCTTTTTGAATCATTAACTCTAGTTTTTTAAGTTCATCGATATCTTCGATGGTATAAATATAATAATTTGTATTATTATTTGAATGATAAAGTCTACTCACTTTAATCCATTTATATGTATTACCTCCAATTTTAATTCTACATACACTTGAAGATTGAATCTTTGTTTCTAAAAAATTCATACACTTTTCAAGTTCTAGTTCTCTTTCTTCTGGATGAATATATGTAATATATGTGTCTTTTTGGAATATATTATCAGATGATTTAATTTGTAAACATTCTTGCATATATTTATTGACGTAAACATATCTTAGGTCTTCATCTAAAACAAGAATACCAATATTAATAGTATCTAAGATAACGTCTTTCATTTGACGCAACGCAACTTAATATAACTTGTGAAAAAATTTATATTAAATTAACTTTTAATTAAACGCGTAATTGCGTTTTATATTAATTTTAATGAATATATAAAATATGTGATACCAACAGTGATTAAATTATCAATGGTATATCCGTATTTAGCGGCACTAGATAATAAGGCATAACTAAATACAATAGCTAATGTAGTATAAATATTTTCGTGTTCTAAAGATAAAAATAGTACTAGAATTGTAAATATAGCTATTTTACCATTAAATTGAAAATAACTTGTTTCTTCTTTTTGTTCATTTACAATTGTATATTTTGTAATATAATTAAAAAGATATCTTAATGTAAATACTGTTAATATATATTTTAAAATTCTAAAGTTTTGTTGAGAATCTTGAATTGGTCCGAAATAATAATAATATATAAAAATACCATAAAATATAAATTCATTCAACATTGTTAAGGTATTTGTATCAAACTTATCTTGTATATAATCTTGGAAACGGTCTTCGATTAATATCATTTAATTATTATAATTATACAATAAAAGAATAAATTAATAATTAAACAATTAATTAACTAAAATTTCTACGAAGAATCTGAAGAAGCTAAAGAAGTTGCTGAACTTGAAGGTGTACCGTATTTTTTACTTAAACTATTCCATTGAGCTAAATTTGCATCTTCTTCTGCTTGAGCTTTTGCCTTTTTCTTATCCTCTTTATATTTATTATATTTACTTTTTACACTTGATGTAATAGATTTAAAACCACTGCTTAATCTAGAACCTAATGATTTTAATCCACTACTCAATCTAGAAGCAAATGAAAACATACCTGCGCTTAAATCTTTTCCAGCGGTTTTAGTAGATGCACTTAGTTGTCCAGCTGCCTTTTTAGCAGCTTCACCAACGCCTTTAAGAAGCGCATTCATCTTTTGTTTTGCTTGAGTCATTCTCTCCTTTGCCTTCTCCATGATTTTACGGAATTCTTCACGACTAGGTTTATCTTCAGCTTGTTCATAATTAGACTTGGCATCTAAAAATGCTGTACGTTCTTTGTTATAATTAGCTTCTAGTTCTTCAGCTGCACCTCCAAACATAGTTAACATACCACCCATACCTCTCATACGATAATGTGACTTAACTCTTTGTTTACGTTGAGATTTCTTTGCAGACTTTCTTTTAGATTTAGTTTTGCGTTTGGGAGACTTTGATTTACGACTAGAAGTTGATTTACGACTAGACTTGGTTTTACGACTAGAAGTTGATTTACGACTAGACTTGGTTTTACGACTAGAAGTTGATTTACGACTAGACTTGGTTTTACGACTAGAAGT